GTTCTATTTAATGATTGCACTAAGGGAATACATCTACGTTGGTTGGATCGTCACGGATTCCTTCAGTATTGGCTTTTCCAAGAGGGGGATTTGACCGGACAGTCTTCCAATGAAGGGGAGCAATTAAACGTTGATTATAGCAATATAAAATACGTTTACAATGGAATGAGCCGTTATCAAGGCAAAACATATCAAACGACACGAAAGGCTTGTGCTACGCTCGTAGAACGAGAAACATTCAATATGTTATCTTCTATCCATTCTTCTCCTATTGTCGATATGTATATTGATGAAAACTGGATACCGGTTAATATTGTAGCTGGCTCATTCACAGATAATGGAGCAGACCTTCAAGACTTTGAAATTCAAATAACTATGCCGGAAACTATTACACAGATGCTATGACAAGAGACGAATTATATATTAACGGTGATAAGGTTGATGTTGGAGATACTGATATTAGCCTGAACTATAAAAGCAATCTGCTCACTGATATTAGTAAGATTGTGAGCAATAACAGTTATACGATAAAACTTCCTAAAACAGCAAAGAATCTGGCTTTGATTGAGTGCGCACATCTTCCCAGTTCAACTACTAAATTCCCATATCTTAAACATGTAGGGAATGTTTTACGAAATGGAATAATAATTGTGAAAGATGCGAATGTTGTTTTGTTATCTGTGTCTGAATATATCGAAACTGCTTTGTCTTGGGGAAATGTAACTAATTTTGCGGAAGTAGTAAGTAGTGATAAGAAATTGACAGATTTGGAATATGGTACAGAAGAGGGAACAGATTGGGTAGTATGGAACAATAAAGGGAG